ACCCGGAAGAACTCAGCTGCAGCACCCGCCTTCATCTTCTTGGCCTGAAAGCCTTTTTGAATCGCTTTCAGGATCTGGATCTCCTGATCCATCTCTCCCTCATCCTTTGCCGCGCGGATCAGTGCTTCGATCTGTGCATTGATATCCTTGAATTTCTGGCTATACTTTGCCTGATTCTTTTTCTTGTACTGCTCCAGAGATTTCAACATCTCTGTCTGCCACATGGTCCACTGCTTATCTTCATCGACCTCTTCCACCTTATGACGCTGCATATTACGGATCATGGATGCCATCAGCTCATTTTCTATCGCCTCGAAGGCAGCTCCGATGTCATAATCAAGATTTTTCTTTGCCATTCGCATGTACCCGATATCCCTGCTGTTTATAAGCACGGATCATCTCTTTCAGTTTTGTCATGCTTTCACACCGATCACATCTGAGTTCCGCATAATCATTTTTTTCTACCGCATACACGCCAAAAGGAACCTGCTCCGCGGCAACTTTAAGAAGACCCTGATACTCCTTTCGATTCATCCGATACATTCGGTTGTTTACCCTTACTTTCATCTGCATCTCCTTCGTTTACGTGAAAATCGCCGGCATCCAGACGGATATCCGGCACATCTACTGCTACAATGCCCTGCTCTTCTTTCAGGCGCTGCACCTCTTCCTGTTTCTGAGCATCAGTCCAGGTATCTCCATACAGCTGATCCACTGATGTTTCCAGACTCATGATTCCGTACTGTTTGGCCTTACCGACCGTATCCACCGTGGTATCGAAGTCTGGGGATGCATATTCTCCAAACTTTACCGCTACCTCGTATTTTCCCGGCTCTTTCCCCTGCATGAGATCACAGCACTGCAAAATCCGTTCGAACAGCTCCGGAAGAACTTCATTCAGGGCATCGACGATCTTATTTCGCACATGTAGTGTAACTTTTTCTTTTTCCCTCTGTGCTTCTGCATTATCTGTCTTTTTCAGATCAATGCCCAGCGTCGCCGGAGACATTACGCCCTGCAGAACCATGTCAAGAAAACTGCTGTAACTACTTACGTATGCCTCATAAGAAATCTGCGGCTGAGAAATTTCCACCTGCTGGTTGGCTTTCTCGCTCATATTGTCGCCGATTGCAATAAAATCATTGTCAAATGGGTTTGCCGGCAGAAGCTCTCCTGTGGTCTGATCTCTCGGAATCAGATTGTCCGGAATATATCGCTTGATTCTGCCCATGCGAATAGCATCGATCCACTGGCTGATTACCTCATCCAGTCCATCCAGAACATCTGTCTTTCCTTCGAACAGTGCTTTTCCTCGCTTCTGCTTCTTATATTTCGTGGAATTCAGGAATTTCATCGGCACTGCCAGCATCAGGTCGCCAGAAATCCCAAAGTCGATCAGATGAGCCGTTTCCGGAAACATCTGCAGCGGCATCTCTTTTCCGGCATCGTCATACATCTTGTATAACACATATCCAAAACCATACGTCTCTTCCAGTCGGAATTCTTTTTCATTCTGCCAGTAACTGGTATAGAATTTTACTTCTTTCAGCGTCGCATGCTCGTATACATAGTCCACATCCTCTGCATCGTAAAATTCAACGATCGGGTACTCACTGCACTGATCAGCCGTAATCTTGAAGGCACCGTCTCCGGATGCCAGCACGTCGCTGATCGCTTCTCCCAGTACATCGTTGAGCTTGCTTTTTTTGTACAGATCCGCCCACACAGTATCCAGATCCTCGTTGTCAAATTCGACACCATCGAGATCCGCAAGAACAATGTCTCTATACCGGTCAATGACCATCTGTACAATGCCGCTGTGAATCTTCCGGACGCTTCCGGATGCATGTGCGGCCCAGAACCGCGCCTTCTCCACATCCCACTTTGCTGTTTTCTGAAAGAACTGCTCCAGTTCCGCACTGTCTCCGTGATACCAGATCTTGTTCCGGATCACATTCTCCCGGAAGGAATGCGGCTCTATGATCGTTATTCTTTTTTCGCTCGCCGGTATAATCCGAAACAACCGGGCGATAAAACTCTGCACTCTGTTCATTCCTTACCTCTTTTTGCTCTATAAATTTTATCCTGATACGGGATCCAACCGTACTGCACGGAGTTTACCATGTGGTCATGGCCGTCTTCCGGCGTATTATCTTTTTCTTCCTGCCAGCTGTAGGTTTCCAGTTCTCCAATGTAGTTGGTGCAATGATCTAATACAAAAAAGCAGGGTTCTATCCCTGCCTGCTCATCATAGGCCATCCAGCCCAGCTGTGCATTGATACGGTCTATGATCTCCATTTTCTTCCATGCATCATTCAACGTGTACACGCATCCATTCCGGCGCTTGTATTTGTTCCACTCCTGCATGGTTGCCTGATCGGCGTTGTCCAGGAACGCATTTCTTGACAGTCCCCATTCTTTCCGGTTCCGATCCAGAAAGTCAATCAGATTCTGCACCGTGTCAGACGGAGCAAGTGGCACCCCGATCTCAGCGTTGTTGTACACCTTCTCATCCAGGACAATGCATTTTCCCTTATTCGTGATGCCCAGGAAGGACATTGCGATCGTATCCGGAGATTTCTGCGAGTAGGCCGTATCGACCGCCGCTGAAAAGTACATGAAAAATTCTGGCTTCTTGGGCTGATTTCCTGTACTCTGGATGAATCGTTTGGCCCATTCCTTTGTCTTCACATGATGTCTTCTGTCAAAATTACTGAATACTAAGCCCGTCGCTTTTCCTCGCAGGCCCATGATCTTATTTTTCCAGATTTTCGTACCTTTCGGCGTGTTCTGGATGATCTGGAGCTTCTTTTCTTCCGGAAGCCCGGCATTATCGTCAAAAGAAAAGAACCAATGGACCCAGCCGGGTTTTGGTTCTTCTTTCAACTCGTTTTTAATTTCCTGCGGTGTGTCCTGCTCCCACTCTGGAAGAGGACGGCTGCAGTTGATATACTCTTTGTACACTGGAAGCGTCGGATCATCCGGGTTAAGTGTTGCCATCAGATAATCACATCGCATGGACGATTCACGCACGAAATCGATGTCTGCAGTGTTGACCTCATCGATGTACAGGCAGCCATACTGACCGCCCAGAGCATCTTTCCATTTTCTTTTGTTTCCATAGCCGACAACAAAGATAATTTTATCGCCGCCGGATGTGTGGAGCAGGATATGCGGCATCTTATACTCGCCGGATCCATTGCCTTTGTACTCCACCAGTTGTCCGAAGTCATCAAGGATTCCAAGATCCTTCTGGATGATATTCTTCTCAGCCGCGCCAGTATCATCCGCTGCCAAAATATGCAGCTTTTTCTTCGACTCGGCTACCTTGAGGATGAATTTGAACAGCCCAACCGTCGTTTTTCCGGCCGCGGTCGTTCCTTCCAGAAACTCCGCCGGAGCATCGCACTGCAGGAACGCCTTGTACTTGTCCGACAGTACTAAACGCTCACTGCTCACTATCCATCACCTCGCATCTGCCGGATCAGATCATCCAGCTTGCTCTGTTCTGTCTCCAGTGCTCCGGATACCTGCAAATCCTGTTTATCTCTCCATTTATCCGGCCGCCGGTTCTTCAGCCAGAAGATCTGCGCCGTTGTGTCTGGGATGACTTCTTTCGTCACTCGCTTTGTTTCGATGCCGTTTTCCATTGTGACCTCATCGTAGTGATAGCCCAAGGCTCTTTTCAACAATGCATTCTCTACCTGACGGTCAACAACTTCTTTTCCCTTTTTTAGGGTGTTAGAAATGTTAGAATACTTTTTACACCACGCATACAATGTTTCTCTTCGAATTCCCATATTTCCGGCAATCTGTTCATCCGTCAGCCCATCTCTGGCCCACCCTTCAAGCTGCAGCAAGCCCTCCGGCGTCAGCCAATATTCATATTTTCCCTTCGCCATCCAGCTCACCGCCTCTCATTCGTTTCGTTTTTGAAATGTCTATTAATTCTCTTTTAGGTTTTCATTTATTTCTTCTATATCTTGCTCAATTACGAATATTAATCTATTCATTCTACTTATCAAGGCTGCAAAAACGCAGCAGGAAAAGATCATTATTGTGGGCATAAATTTTTCCATCTGCGATTCACTTGATAATGCCCATAATGCCAATTGAACTGGCAGAAATATTGTTATAAAAATTTCCTTTTCTGATTCTATTTTTGCTTTCCTTCTCTTGCATTTTTTAAGAATTGTAATTAATTCATTATTTCCCAATTTAATGCATCCTCCTTTTTTTCATCATACTTTTCAAAACGCCCTGCATTTCTACAGGGCGTTTTGAAAAGTATATGGGGGATGATCTCCAGTCAATGGAGAGTTGGAACGATGGGACTTGAACCCATGACCGTTCGGATATAAGCCGAAAGCTCTTCCAACTGAGCTACGTTCCAATAGGTGCAGGGTACCAATCTGCGCCGTGCATCATTCGATTACTCGGACATTTTCCGCGGGCTGATGCCGCCCAATCAGCGGCCAGGCTGTGACACCTGACCGCCGCTCAAAATATATCTAAGGAGTTTTGCAAGAAAGTGTAGGAAATGTTGATCCCTTATCCATTCTCTGGCTCTTACAGCATATCACATGTATAGTATGACATTCTATGACATCTTAAAATTTCTTAATGCTTTTTTATGTATTCTTTGAACATGTTCCGAACTGTACCCCATTCTCTCTGCGATCTGCTCCCACTTCATCCAGCGAATGTACCGCAGCCTCAAGACCGTTTTTTCGGTTTCGTCTCGCATTGCCTCAATCCGCTGCGTAATTTCTCGCCGGATTCTGATCCGCTGCTCCATCTTATCTTTCAACTCTGTCAGCAGCTCATCAAGTTGTGCGGCATACTCTGAAAGATCCATGCAACTGCTCCCATGCGGCATCCCGTCTTGGATCAGCGCCGGAAACATTTTATTCATCCGCAGATCATCGATCTCTTCCCGAATCTCTTTTTCTGCCAATTCTGCCGCATGGTATCTTTTTAAATATGCTTTTTTTCTGTCATTCTCTTCTTTGTACTGCTCCATCGGTTTCACCTCCCTGTGTATTTTCATATTAGCTGTCATTTACTTTTTCACAAGATCATAGTATTTTGAATCATCAGCATTGCCAGAATAAAATCCAGCATTCCTAAGATCTGATCTTCTTTTGACGGGATGTACGTCTTATTTCCGTCACGATCTTCAATCGTCACTGTTCTTTTTAAACCCAAATACACTTCTACTACTGCCAAAATTATCATGAGCGTTTTTGCAATTGCTCGCATCTTACTCCTCCCACTTCAGCGGCTGACCGCAATCCGGACAAAAGTCATTTTCTGAGTCAATTGTAAAGTTTCCACATCTTGGGCATTCATCTCTATATCCCGAAAAAACCTCCCATTTTACTTTTTTTGGTTTCTGTGGTGTGAGCCTTTGAACTGCTTCTTCCACCTCTCCCGGATCCAGCCCAGTCTCTTCGTAATCTTTCAATTTTGCAAGGGCTCCATAGATTTTTTGACTCATATCCTTGGTAATCACATGACCTTCCTGCAGCTGCTCCCAGCTTACACCTCTCAGGTGCCATAATCCTCTTTCACTTTTTTCCGTTAGTCTTACCATGCTTCTCACTCCATTCTCTTAAGTATTCCATCTGTTCTTCATCCTCCCGCGGATCCTTTGGACGCTCTGTCCGGTTCAGTAGCCACGCCGCCGCGCCGATCATCCCTGCGCAGGCAAGCAATATTTCAATAATTTCTCTCATACCCTATCCTTTCCGTAAGATCTCAAGTCTTACTCTATCCCATTCATCCAGCAGTTCTTGTGGATAATTATCTTTCACTTTCTCAATGTTTCTTTTTATTCTGCAGATTCCGTTTTCTCTCGCAACTCTTCCGATCGTAGTTTCCGATACCCCTGTTCTGTCCACAATCGTTTTATACATTTCACCCCGTTGCAACGCCTCCAGAATCATTCTCTCCATCTCTTCCGGTATTTTTCTCATATTCCATCTCTCACAAGTAATTCCGGCCGAAGATCTCTCGAAAGTTTAATTCCGGATAATTCTCTTCAAACACCCTCTGTCCTTCCGCCTGCAGATATTGGTTGGCTGCTCCCGCCGGATCCTGATGCACTGCTCTCGCAGATGTCCGGTGGCATTCCGGGCAGATATAGACTTTCAATCCGTATTCTTCTGATAAGTGTCTGTTGGGACCGCCGAAGATGTGGTGCTCCTCCAGCACCGGCTTCCAATTATTATCTCCCTCTCTTGCGCAGAGATAACAGATTCTACTCTCCTTGTTCTGCAATAAGCTCTCTCTGTGCTTTCTTCTCTTCTTTTTCTTTGTTGGTTTCGGAAATAACATTCTCTTTGCTCCTCCTGCTTACATAAATGGAATATCTTCATCAACGCCATCCGGGATAGTCATGAAACCGTCCGTATTTGCCTGTGGTGTTGTGCCCTGCTCCCGCGGACGTTCCGCGTTCTTACCCTCTGCAAACTCCTGCTCTTCCACAACCACATCGGTCGTATAAACCTTCCTGCCTTCGCGGTTAGTGTAGCTTCCGGTCTGGATCCGGCCGATGATGGCGATCTTCGTTCCCTGACGCAGATATTTCTCTGCAAATTCTGCCTGCCGGCCGAAAGCAACACATCCGATAAAGTCTGCAGTTGCAGAATCGCCTTCTCTGCGAAATTTGCGGTCAACAGCCAGTGTGTAACGTGCTACCGCCGTAGAGTTCTCTCCTGAAGAGTATCTGACATCCGGATCTCTGGTTAATCTTCCCATCAATATAACTTTATTCATCGCTTTTTCTCCTCTTTACTATTCTTGTATCACGGATTCGAAATGCTCTCTGTTCTCTCACTTCCGCATCTGATTTCAAAATTTCTTCATCTATGAGTTCATTAATATGTTTTTTCGCTGTTGACACCGATATACTCAATGCATCCGCAATTTCTTTATAGCTTGGTGCATATACATGCTCCATGATATACTTCGCAACATAACGGTATACTTCTTCCTGGATCGCTGCTCCTTCTTTTCCTTTATGCATTCGCACTTCCTTGTTCCTGCTCAAAATTCATATCCCCTTTCGTCAACTGGCTTCTGTATCCACTGATACAATCTCTTCTGATCTGTCAAAACATCCGCCGGAAGATATTTCGAAAGATACACTGATAGTCCCCAGGCGGTAAGGGTATCAAAATAATCTTTTCTCGGCATTGCCTTTCCGACCACTTCGATACTTTCTGTTCCCGGATAGTCTGCAGGAAGATTCATCTGTCCTGGTAGCTGCTCTTTCTGGACATTTTCCGGCTCGTTTTGTACGCTCAGCGTCTCGTTTGGTCTGTTTTCCGTTTCAATTTGTGTATCTTCCGTTTCGTTTTGGACGATTTCCGACTCACTGGATACTTTTTCTTCCGCTTTCTGCGTATCTTTTAACTGTACTGTCCCAGATTTCTCTTCTTCCGCGCTTTGGGACACTTCTTTTTCTGCTTCTTCTGGCTCCTCTGAAATTGTCTCCTTCTCTGTATTTACAATGGTTTCTGGCAGTTCAGATTGCGCCGGCGCAATTGGATTTATCTCAGTTTTCTCCTTCGCCTGCATTTCGGGATGAACATCTTCCGGCGGCTGCACCTCTGCTTTCATTGCCTCCTGCTCCACCACTGTCTCCTCATGCTTCTTCTCGAGGATTTTCTTCGAGATCTCAAAGAACTTATCCCAGCTCATCGGCCGCGGTGTCTGTCCAAATTGCTTGATTTGAAGATTCTGTTCATACATCGTAGCAAAGAACATCCCCATCCGAAAGGTTCGCGTTCCAGACGGATTAACAATCTCAGCCATTTTTCCGATATTCCATTCTGCATATGCTGCACTCTGCTCCAGCTTCTTCATCGTCTCCGGATTTATTTCATAAAACTTCTGCACCAATTTTTCAATTGAGTCCGCCTGCTCCGCATCCGGCTCCGACTTGTTAAACCGTTTCAGCTCCCGAATATCCTCTCTGGATGTTTCTGGGCGGATCATCTGCCGATCACTTTCCGGCAGCTTCAGCATTTCCTCCAGCTGGCTTCTTCCCATATCGGCGTATTCCGGCCGGAGATGTTCAGAGTAGCCATCAACGGAATACTCTTTGTTGATGCTCATAAACCGGCTAGTTATAGACGGTCCCAGGCCGTACTCCGCCTGGGCAAATTCCGCTATGCTTTTGTATCCGTCCTGTTCATAGAGCTTCTGATCGTCAATCTGTCTCAAAGCGTATCCAATCCGGACAAAGCTCTGTTTCACTCCCAGGAGTTCCTGTTTCAATTTCTGTTTCATCTGTACCCAGTCATCCAGGGTCAACTGCACATATTCCATACTTTCCTCCTTACGCTATGGCTGCCGGCCGGATCATCTCTGACAACGTTCCTGTTTTCAGTTTCTTCAGCCAGGTATTCAGCCATTTCCGCATATTCTCTTTATCTGGTTTTCTGTCTTTATCTCCGTACCATTGCAGAATTTTCGGATTTTTTGCATCGATCTCAACTGTGATATACGGTACATCAGGCTCCTCTCTGAATCTAAGCATTAATATGTATGTCTGCCCTGTGTTGTGTTTTCCCAAGTAGGTGTTTCCTCCCACACAATGATGAAGAAGACGCCCTTCCATGACAATTTCCTCTGCTGATCGAGCCGGTCTGATGATATATCTATCGTCTTCGTAATAATATTTATTTCTGAGTTTTTTGTAGCTTTTTCGAATTTCCGGATAACGTTCTGCCACCTCTTCGAGATGTCTATCCATTTTTGCTTTGTTGGATTCCATTACCAGTTTATTATGTGCCGCCTCTAAATCCCGCGGCTTCTGATAAACCGAATTACTAAGGTCATATCCCGCATTCACTCGCATGCTCAGATAATCTGCATAAGTTATGGCCGTGTGTCTGATTCGTTCTGATGCGCTGTAGCAGCCCGTACCATACTCACATCCAGCATATTTTTCTATACGATTAAGCAACTTCTGCAAAGTCATATATCTGGTAGCCATTGCCACCTGTGCCCCGCTCAAACCGGTCTCTGCCAAATGTTCTATCTGCGTATCTGTCCAGTTCTTCCCTTGGCGTCTCTCCATCTGCATCACTTCTAGGAGATGCGTATCCCCTTTCTTCTTGATGAGCTGTTGTACCCTTTCTTTCCGAATTCCAAGGAACTGATCCGGCCTCCTGGCATTCTCATCAGCAACTATTCCGTAGTAGCATTTGACAAGCTTTTCTACTATATCCGTCATTCCCAACTTCACTAAAATTTCAATCTGCGGCGTCCGGCTGTAGCACTTCAGGTAATCAATCGGATTGACTTCTCTCACACTTTCTGCATATTTCTGCACTGCGCTGTACTGAAACATTGTTCCTTTTATTTCTTCGTAGGTCTCCGGCATGATTAATCCGGCGTGAATGAAGATATGCGACGTTCCACACAAATTGCAGTCATCCCAGAAATCTTTCCCTGTGTATGAATTATGTTTTTTATAATCTATCTGGATCTTTTCCCCCGGAGTCCAATATGCTCTCGCAATT